GCCGTGACCCTTCTTGTAGCAGTCCCAGCATATCCAGTGGGTCCTGCCGGTGAAGACGGTCATCATCCACCTCTCAGGATAACGGCAGCCGCATATCTCACATTGTCTGTCCATTCAGCTTCTCCCTAATGCCCGATAATCTGTCTATGAATCTCTGTCTTGCGTAGATCCTGTTGCTCTGCATCTCATCCCAGAGCTTTTTGAGTCCGTTGACATCCTCGGCATACTCCTGTATCTCCGGCGGAAGCGCAGCGAAGTCATCCTGCGTGTAGTCAGTAGTGACATGCGCCTCTGCATGGAAATATGTTTCACGCTTCAGCTCATCATTCCATCTGAAGCCTCCGAGATCATCAACGACTATATGCTCTATTGGATTGGCGGCCATTTCGGCAGCCTTAGCGAGTTTATAGAACAGCGTATTGGCATCCGTGTCTTCCAGGGACATGAGCTCCTGGATGATATCCGGCGGATTAGGCATAAATGGGTTGCCGCTTCTTGCGTACATGCTCACGGCCTTGTTAACATCCTCGTAGCTTTCGTTCTTGAACTCATCTGCCCATATATCGAGCATTGACTTCTTCTCGCCTTTGGAGAGTCTTCTCGACTGAGTCATATAGAGCCTTGTAATTCTGTCGAGGATGACCTTTGTTTCATCTCTTGTCATTAGTCGATATCCGCGAAGTAGAGGAGATCACTCTTCCCCTTCTTTCCTTTCTTTACTTCTTCATATTCTTCAGTTGTTGTCGCTCGTTTGTCAGGTCGTTTGTCGTTCGTTTGTCGTTCGCCTGTCACTTCGTTTGTCGTTTCGTTTGTCGCTTCAGCGTCATTCGATTGATAAACTCCATATTTTACAACGGTTATAAGCCTTCCTTCGTTTGTCACTTCGCTTGTCACTTCGCCTGTCGAAATTAGTTTGTTTAGCGCTGTTCTCGTTTGTCGAATTGTGAGACCTGACTTCTGTGAAAGGCTTTCGATGCTTGTCCAGAACGAGCCCCGGCGGATGAGTTTACCGTGCCACTTCTTGTCCTTCCAGTTGGCAAGCAGCAGGATCGTCATGAAGAGGCGGAAGGTGTTCTTGTCATCCCACCATTCCCAGTCAAGGAGCGACCTGTGAATCTTTATAAATCCGTTCATTCTCCTTCTCCCACGCCTTATACAGACCCATCCACTCATCGAGCGACATCGTGACAAGCCACTGCTCGCCGTTCTTCCTGTGGAAGACTGCCGGCTTGCTTCCGTAGCTTGCATCATGTTCGGCCTGCGCATAGGCTTTGCTTACATTCAGTTGTTCCACCCTCTTGCACTCGATATGTATGCCGGGGAGGCCTATGACGTCAGCATCGCCGCTGACGCCACAGTATTGCTGTCCCCTCCTTGCACTATAGCCGTAAGTCTTGAGGATGTTGGCGAGTTCCAGCTCGCCGCGCTTTCCCTTGTTCCTGCTGTTCATGGCTAAAACGGCATATCTTCTTCAAGCTGTTCGAAGGAATCGGCAGACTCGCCTCTCGGCTCAGGAAGGCCCTTGTCGAAGATGATCTCGTGAGCCCACATGATGTGCTCGACTCTCTTCTCTCCGTTCTTGTCGGTGAATACCTTGTTGGAGAGCGATCCGTTGATAGTGCAGAGCGCTCCGTTCTTGGTGTCTTCCGGCACGTTGACTTCTCTCCTCAGCTTGACCTCAAGGCCCTTGTTGATATAGTCGCCATTCTGGTCCTTGGAGGATGTCGAGATGGAGTATGTGCGCCACTTGCTTCCGTCATCCCTTTCGTGCTCATTTATCCACAGTCTTACGTTCTCGGCTTCTACATTTATCATTTAGAGTCTCCTTTCTGCTTTGCTACCTTCTTGTTGAGCATTACGGAAGCATATCCGTACTCTCTTCTGTTCATATCATCGACAGACTTGATGTTCCTGCCGAACTTGTCGTTGACCATCTTCAGGAAGGCCAGCACGTCGCTGTCGGTCTCCTGCAGGAGCTTCTTCATCTTGGAAGCGTCATTGTCGCTGATGGTCTCGTTGCCCTCTTGGTTGAGGATGGCGTTCTGCACTTCTTCTGCGCTGCATATAGAATCGCCTCCGATGAGACCGCAGGCAGCAAGGCATCTGCCCCATGCTGATGTCTCTGCGTTCTCCAGCGCGCTTGTCTTATTGATGAAGGAGCTTCCCTCCTTCTCGTAAGCAAGGCCGGTGCCGAGTATGTGTCCATCTTCATCGCAGGCCGTAGCCTTTACGATGAATACTCCGTTCTCGTACAGGACGAGCTCGCTTGTGATAGAGCCGTTCGGGTACAGCTTGCGGAAGGCCATTACCCTCTGTGGGACCTCCGCATATTCCTTGCCTCTGCCGATATCGGTCATCTTGATCTCGGCGTTCACTTTCCTGATGTCTTCAAATGTTGCCATAGTACCTCCTATTAAATGCCTGTCTCATTGATACGCATTTACTTATGATTTCAGTTGCTCTTGCCTGCTCCTTGAGCAGATACTCAGCGAGATCCACAAATTCATCCTTGCCCGGTCTGTAGTATCCTTCGCCGAGGTTGATGATGTAGTCGCCGTTGTTGTTGGCTTCCTGTATGAGCCTGCGGAAGGCTCTGTCTACAGCAGGGTCCTTCGGCCTCTTGAGAGGCTTGCTGCTGTCATCGCCTATCTGCTCGAACCAGATCTGCGCCAGAATTTGATTATTCACGCCCGTTGTGGTACCATAGTTGTGCTGGGATGGTGCACCTTCGGGTGTGCCTTTCTTTTTTTCACTCGTCATCCTCATCCTCCTCTCCGTCACAGTCGTCTCCGTATCTCGGACACTCACTGCAGCCATAGATCTCGCAGAAGGTCGTGCAGTCTTCATCGAACAATGGGCTGTCCCATATTCTCTGCCTCTCATAGTCCTCCCGGAGGCCTTCTGCCATCATCCTGTTCTCGATTACCATCTACTTACCTCCGAACATCTTGTTGATTGCTATCTGCTTTTCTCTCACCTTGATGATGCCTGTAGGCGTCTGATGGCATACCATTCTGCAGACTTCCTTACCGATTGCCGACTCGTTGTTGCCGGTCACGTTGATGTACCACGGATATCCGTCAGCCTCTACGACCTTGACGTACTCCTCGCCGGTCACGGTGTCCCTTGCGTACTGGATGCTCCCGAAGTCGCTCATCGGCTCCAGCGCCGCCCACAGCACCTTCTCTACGTATTCCTTCTTCTTTGCATACATCTGCTCAAGCACTCTTTTGTCCATATCTTTCCTCCTTTTAGAACATGATCATCATCATGAAGATGACCGCGAACATACTTGCAAATCCTATGATTCCTTCAATGAAATCTCTGTCCATTCTTTGCCTCCTTCCAGGCTGTACCGTACTGTCCTACCGAACCGCACGGTCTTCAGTTTTCCTTCTCTGCCGTACTTCCAGACTGTCTGTTTTGTGACTCGCAGGATCTCGGCAGCTTCTTCTGCGGTGTACAGTCTCATGTAAATCCTCCTTTACCCATTCTCAGTGGGTGATGCGGTTAAAAAAAATGAATCCTACTGTTCTGCCGTAGTATTCCGCGATCGCCTTTTTCATCGGATCTCTCGGAATATTCTGCCCTGACTCCCATGCGTGGTATGTAGTCACCGGAACGCCCAGAGCCCTTGCAACAGCTGTCTGGGAGACTCCTTTGCGTATACGCAGTTCTCGCAGATTTTCGGCTATGTAGTTGTCTTCCAAACTGTTACCCCCTTCCTGTTGTGGTCTGCATTAACTTACGATACAAATATACGCTCATTGAGAATGGGTGTCAATAGATTTTTTCATTTTTAATGAATGTTTATGTGGATTTTTGTTCATTCAAAATGTAAAATGTGCTTGTGGAGGTTGAAAACTATGGATTTTAAGGACAGATTGAAAGAATTGCGGAAGGCAAAAGGATTGTCACAGGCCGTCCTTGCTGAACGTCTCGGAATGTCTAAATCTACAATCGGCATGTATGAGACTGGCGATATAAAGCCAAGCGTTGACGTCATCGAGGCATTAGCCGAGTTTTTCAACGTAAACAAGGGCTATTTAATGGGTGAAGAGGACTATGGTCTGTATTATATGGATCCTGTGGTCGTAGCGATGGCGAGAGAACTCTATGAGCGCCCTGAGATGCGCGTCCTCTTCGATGCGTCCAGGAACGCCAGCAAGGAAGACATAGAGACTGTGGCAAGTATATTAGAGAAAATGTCCGATAAATAGGACACCTGACATCCTACTATTTGACCACAGGGAGGTGATGCTATGGACAACGTCAATGTGATCTACTGCGACTTGCCTCCGAAGGTCAAAGGAATGGTTGTCAAGACATTTGATGAAGAGGAGTGCTACACCATCGTGCTCAACAGCCGGCTCAGTGCAGAGCAGAACAGGGAAACCTACGAGCACGAGATGAAGCACCTCAAGGCAAGAGATTTTGATGAGATAGACAAGTCAGTAGATGAAATAGAGTATGTGAGGCACCTATAGATGGCAATACAGTACCTATCGAGAACAAAAGCAAAGCTGATCGTGTCAACAGGATCCTCTTCACGAGGAAACAGAAAGCGTTTCACGAAGATTGTGACCATCACCGGCAAGAAGGACGCAGAGAAACAGTACCGTGCCTTTGAGCTTGAGTGCAATGCTGCGAGCTATGCAGTCGGGACTGTCGCTGAGCTGGTAGACGCGTATATCGACACGCAGCGATTAAAGGGTATAAAAGAGACCACGCTGACAGGATACGGCTCCTATGCCAAACGCCTTAAATTGGCTTTTAAGGGCATAATGGCGAAGGACCTCACACCTTATCAAATAGAGAAGTTTATAGCGTCAGCGGTCAAAGGAGAGCCTTCTGCAGGGTATCCTACAAAGGCATCGCCGAAGACCATCAAGGGATATATCAGCCTGCTGTCCTCTTCATACAAGATGGCCATCAGAAACAAGATGCTGACCTATAATCCGTGCGATGCGGTCATCCTTCCGAAGCAGAAGAAGCCTGACATCGTGGTGCTCACAAAGGAGGACATCCAGAAGTTCGTTGACGCTCTGGATGACACCTCGCTGGATCTCCGCGTGGTCTATGAGCTGGCATTGTTCTGTGGTCT